TAAAATACGTTTATGATAAAGAACATATTGGATTTATTAATGGTCACAGATCATTACGGAAAACATGAATCAATAGAGATTGCAAAAGGTATAAATGAAATTCCAAAGACTTGGAAAAAAGGATATAGACAAATCAAAAGATTAATAAAATGGCAACAGAAATAGAAGTTGATTTAAATGTATCTAATAATATAGGTGGATCTATTAAACAACTAAAAGAATTAAAAAAAGAATTAAAAAGTACGGAAGTTGGAACGGAAGCATTTAAAAATCTTTACAATCAAATTGATGATTTAGAAGATAAGATTAAATCTGCTAAAAATGTATCATCTGATTGGGTAGACACTTTAGAAATGGCTGGTGGTCCAGTTGGTGCTTTAGGAGCATCATTAAATAAAGTAAAGGTAGCAACTCAATCATTTGGCGGTGCTTTAAAAGCAACTGGTATTGGATTAATTGTTTCTTTAGTTGGTGGATTAGTTGCTGCATTTAATAATTCAGAAAAAGCAACAAAAAAACTACAACCATTATTAACAGGATTAACCAAAATATTTCAAGGAGTATTTAATGCAGTTGAACCATTATTTAATACATTAGTTGATTTAGCAACAAGTGCATTACCAATGGTTTCAGAAGCATTTGGTGTTGTTTATAGTTCAGTAACTGCGGTATTTCAATCACTTGGAATGCTTGGAAGTTCTATAAAAAAATTAATATCAGGTGATTTTAGTGGTGCTTGGAAAGATGCTAAATCTTCTGTTAATGATTTCAGTAAAAACTATGATGCTTCAATAGAAAGATTTAATAAAGGAACAAAAGAATTAACTAAGACTGAAAAAGAAGAAGGTGAAAAAAGAAGGTTAGCAAGAATTGAAGCAAGTAAAAGAGAAGATGAAGAAATTAAAAAATTATTAGAACATGGGCAACAATTAATTGATAAAGCAAAAGCAGATGAAGAAGCAGTTTATAATAAACGTATTTCAAATGTTGATTATTTAGGAACTCATTATATAGGTAAATTAGAAGAAAATCAAAAAAATGTTACTAAAGTATTATTTAAAAATTTAACAGATAGAATTGATGGTGAAATAGCATTAGAAAAAAAGAAATCTGAAGATTTATTAAATCAACAACAATCTGAAGATGATGCTAAATTAGCAATGAAACAAGCATATATTTCAAGTGCTATTCAACTTGGACAAGGCTTAAGACAAATTGCTGGAGAAAATAAAGAATTAGCTATTGCAGGAATTATATTAGAACAATCTGCTGCCGTTGCAAGTATTGCTATAAATGCTCAAAAGAATTTTGTTAAAGATGGTGGTGTTACAAGTCCTTTAGCATGGATTGGATTAGCTGGATCAATTGCAGCAGGATTATCTGCTATTGCAGCAGGAGCAAAAGGAATTTCAGATATTCAATCAGGAAAAGCAAGTGGTAGTGATATGTCTTTTGGAAATACTCAAATGACTGCTAGTTATTCTAAATCTCCAACATTTAATGTAGTTGGAACAAGTGGTATTAATCAAATTGCACAGGCAGTAGGTCAAAATCAGGAACCAGTAAAGGCTTATGTTGTTTCATCTGAAATAAGTTCACAACAATCTTTAGACAGAAATAAAATTATGAGTGCAAGTTTAGGATAATGAAAATGTAACAAAATAAAATATTAACGTTTATACACCATGAAGATTATAGAACTTGTAATTTCAAATATTGAAGATGGTATAGAAGCTATTAGTTTAGTGGATAAACCTGCAATTGAAAGTAATTTTATTACTTTGGCAAAAGAGTATGAAATGAATTTAGCTGAAGTAGATACTGAAAAGAAAATTTTAATGGGACCAGCATTGATTCCTAATAAAATGATTTTCCGTAAAGATGGTGATACAAAATATCAAGTTTTCTTTAGTGAACAAACAGTTGAATTAGCAAGTCAATTGTATTTGCAAAATGGTAATCAATCAAATGCAACATTACAACATCAAACAAAAGTTGATGGAATGTCATTGGTTGAATCATGGATAATTACTGATCCTGCAATGGATAAATCTAAATCTTATGGGTTTAATTTACCAAAAGGAACTTGGATGGTATCAATGAAAGCAGACAATCAAGAAATTTGGTCAAAAGCAAAAAGTGGTGAGATTAAAGGGTTTTCAATAGAAGGATATTTTGCTGATAAATTATCTTTGAAAATAATGCCAGAAATTACTGATGAAGAATTAGTTAATCAAATAATAAAAACAATAGAAAATGAGTAGAGATAAAACATCAAGTCCACTAGGAGGAAATCGTGCATGTTTATGCCCAAATGGTACATATAGTAAAGATTGTTGTGATGGTGAATTACAATCACAAGGAGTAGGATCATTAGTTCAAAGTGTTGCTACAAGTGTAGTTAATACTAATGAAACTAGAACAATAGTAAACACGAGTAATTAACAAAATAAATATATGGAATACAAAAGCACAAAAAATCGAGTTAAAGCAGCATTAGGCTTTCAGATTAATTTGGCGCAGATGAAGTTAGATGATGGTGTTACTATCATTGAAGCTGAAGAATTTGCACCTGATTATTCTGTTGGTATAGTTACTGCTGATGGTGTTGTACCTATGCCTGTAGGTGAGTACACATTAGAAGATGGTAATGTATTGGTTGTTGAAACAGAAGGTATTATTCAATCAGTTGCTCCAGAAGCACAAGAAGAAAATATGCCTGAAATGGACCATCCAAATGCAGAAGCAACAGAACCACAACCTGCTGCTAAACCTAAGCCTGCAGGTAAAGCACAACCATCTGCTAGTCCACAACCGGTACAAGCAAAGCGAGTTGTTGAATCAGTTAGCAAGGAAACTTTCTTTGCAGAAATTGAAAAATTAAGAACTGAATTATCATTACAGATTAATGAAGTTAAAGCAGAAAATGAATCTTTAAAATTAGAAAAAGAAGCATTAGAAGTTAAATTAAATTCTCAAGAAGAAGGTGCTGAACCAATTGTTCATAATCCAGAATCAGCAGAAAAAGTACAAGGATTTACTTATGGTCAAAACAGACCTGAAACAATCCAAGATAAAGTTTTTGAAAAAATGTTCAACTAAATTAATTTAAATAAAAAATGGCAACTACTACAAGTATTACCACATCGTATGCCGGTGAATACGCAAATAAAATTATTGCGGCTTCATTGCTTTCTTCACCTACCATTGATCGTGGTGGAATTGAAGTAAAACCAAATGTTCGTTACAAGCAAGTTATCAAAAGAGTTGCAACTGATGCAATTTTAAAAGATGCTACTTGTGATTTTGATGCTCAATCAACAATCACGTTGACTGAAAAGATTTTACAACCAGAAGAATTTCAAGTTAACTTACAATTATGTAAGAAAGATTATTATTCTGATTGGTTAACTGTTGAGCAAGGTTATTCTGCTTTCAAAACTTTACCTAAGTCTTTTGCTGACTTTTTAGTTGCACACGTTGCTGCTAAAGTTGCTGCAAAAAATGAAACTAATATTTGGGAAGGTGTAACTGCTAATGCTGGAGAATTTAACGGTATCACTACTTTATTAACTACTGATGCTGCTTTACCAACATCTCAAGAAGTTGTTGGTACTACTGTTACTGCTTCTAACGTTATTGCTGAACTAGGTAAAATAGCTGATGCTATTCCTGCTTCATTATATACTAAAGATGATTTATATCTTTATGTATCTCAATCAATTGCTCGTTCTTACATTCGTGCTTTGGGTGGATTTGGTGCATCTGGTTTGGGTGCTGCAGGTACTAACTCAATGGGAACTCAATGGTACAATAACGGATCTCTTTCTTTTGATGGTATCAAGATTTTTGTTGCTGATGGTTTAGCATCTACTAAAGCAATTGCAACTACTAAATCTAACTTATACTTTGGTACAGGTCTAATTTCTGATTTGACACAAGTAAAAGTTATTGATATGGCGGACATTGATGGTTCTCAAAATGCTAGAATTATCATGAGAATGACTGCTGGTGTTCAGTACGGATTTGCTTCTGATATTGTTACTTACGGTATTACAAATACTGCTAACTAATTTAAATAGCACCCTATTAATTTAGGGTGCTTATTTTTACCTTTTAAATTCAATCAATATGGCTTGCGATATTTCTTTGGGGAGATTAGAACCCTGCAAAACAAGTGTTGGTGGATTAAAAGCAGTTTATTTTATGACTGAAGGAGATGCAACTGGTGTTACTTATGATGTAACTAATACAGATGCAATTACTGCTATTGCAGGAACTCCAATTGGTTTTAAATATGATTTGAAAGGATCAAGTTCATTTGAGCAAACGATCAACTCATCAAGAGAAAACGGAACTACTTTTTTTACACAAACTTTAAATTTAAGTTTAAAGCAATTAACAATCAAGGACCATAAGCAAATTAAATTACTTGCTTACGGTAGACCACAAGCAATCGTTGAAGATAATAATGGAAATCTTTTCTATTGTGGATTAAAAAATGGTCTTGATGTTACAGGAGGTACAATAGTTACAGGTGCAGCAATGGGAGATATGTCAGGCTATACCTTAACAATTGTAGGAATGGAACCAGTACCTGCAAACTTTATTTCAACTACTTTAACTGCTGCTGGCGTAACAGTTACATCTGGAGTTTAATAAATTTTGTTTGTTTGGGTTGAAATTAGGGGGCAGATGCTCCCTTTTTTCGTTAAAAAGAAAACAAAAAGACTTTTTTACGTTTATACACTATGATCGTTTTAAAATCTACAACAAGCAATCAAGAAGTATCATTTATACCTACAAGAGTTGGTGATGCTAATTATTTATTTATTAAGAATGAAACAACTAATGTTGAAACATCTTATAAGATAAATTGCAAGAAAAAAAGTTTTTTTACTACGTTTAAAATGGTTTTTGATTTAAAAGAAGGGCATTTCTATTCATTTAAAATCAAATATTATGGAGTAATTGATAATAAATTAGATTATCACTTAGTTAATAACATTAAAGTTTTTTGTACTAATCAAGTTATCGATGATTATTCGATTAATTCAGGTACATATGTAAATAATAGCGATTCAATAATATTCTATGAATAAGAAAGATCATTTAAATTCACATTTTATTCAGTTGGAGGCATACTCACAACCTAAAATAATTGAATCTAATCGAGATAAGTGGGTTGAATTTGGAGAAAATAATAACTTTTTTCAATTTTTAATAGACAGATATAACGGATCTACCACTAATAATGCCGTAATAAATAACATTGTTAAGTTGATTTATGGTCGTGGTTTAGATGCAACTGATTCAAGCAAGAAACCTAATGAATATGCACAAATGATTATGCTATTCAGAAAAGATGTTATAAAAAAAGGTATTTCTGATTTAAAATTATTAGGTCAATATGCTTATCAATTAATTTATAATAAGCAAAAAACTGAAATTATTAGAGTTGAACACATACCAGTACAACTTTTAAGAGCAGAAAAATGTAATGCAAAAGGTGAAGTAGAAGCTTATTATTTTAGTGATAACTGGGAAGATACTAAGAATTTTATTCCAAAACGTATTCCAGCATTTGGATTCGGTGATAAAACTTTAGAAATTCTTTATGTAGGTAATTATACAGTAGGACAAAAATATTATTCTAATGTTGACTATATTGGTTGTATTCCTTATGCTAAACTTGAAGAAGAAATAGCAGATTATTTAATTAACGATGTTCAGAATGGATTTAGTCCTACAAGCATTGTTAACTTTAATAATGGAATACCTGATGAAGAAAAAAGAGAATTAATTTCAAGACAGGTTACAAAAACTCTTACCGGATCTAAAGGTAAAAAAGTAGTTGTTTCATTTAACAATGATGAAACTAAAAAAACTACTATTGATTCTGTTCCTTTAAACGAAGCACCAAAACATTATGAGTATTTGTCAGAAGAATCCAAAACAAAGATACTTTTAGGACATGGAGTTGTAAGTGGATTACAATTTGGTATTCCAAGTGCAGGTGGATTTAGTTCTAATGCAGATGAATTAAAGAATGCAATTACTTTATTTGATAATATGGTTATCAGATATTTTCAAGATACATTCCTTGATGGAATTGATAAGGTATTGGCTTATAACAAAATTAGTTTAAATCTTTATTTTAAAACTTTACAACCTTTGGAGTTCATTGATTTAAATCCTAATGTAAGTAAACAACAATTACAAGAAAAAACAGGTGTTGCTTTATCTTCACATATTGATGAATTAAACGTTGAAGAATTTGGCGAAAATATTGATTTAAACGAATGGGAATTAATTGATAGTAGAATAGTTGACTTAGAGTTAGAAGATCAATTAGATGCAGAATTAGAAGCATTAAATAACCCTAAAAAGTCATTGATGTCAAAAATTTATGAGTTTGTAAGCACAGGAGTTGCAAGACCAGACATTAAATCTGAACAAGATGGTAGATTATATATGTCAAGATATAGATATTCTGGTAATACAACTGATAAAAGTAGAATATTTTGCAAGAAAATGACTGCTGCAAATAAGTTATATCGTAAAGAAGATATAATGCGCATGAGTCAACAACCGGTTAATGAAGGATTTGGTCCTAAAGGTGCAGATACTTACGACATATTTTTATATAAAGGTGGTGGTGCATGTCATCATTTTTGGACAAGAGAAACATATAAAAGATTTACTGATCCAAGAAGAAAAGGAAGTGAGCAAATATCACCAGCACAAGCAAGAAAAGCAGGTGAAATATTACCAAAAAATAATCAATTGGTTTATACAAAGCCTATTGATATGCCAAATAAAGGATTTTTATTATAATAAGATATGGCTACTGCATTGTTAATAAGTAGAGATGAGTTAATTAAATATACTGCATTAAATGGCAATATAGATACTGATAATTTTATTCAATGGGTTAAGTTGGCACAGGATATTCATATACAGAATTATTTAGGGACTAAATTATTTAATAAAATTAACGCAGATATAGTTGCCAATACATTATCAGGTAATTATTTAATGCTTTTAAATGTTTATATCAAACCAATGTTAATCCATTGGTCAATGGTAGAATATTTACCATTTGCAGCATATACAATTGCAAATAAAGGAGTTTATAAGCATGGTTCTGAAAATAGTTCTAATGTAGATAAGTCTGAAATTGATTTTTTAGTAGAAAAGGAAAGATCTATTGCTCAATCTTACACAAGAAGATTTACTAATTACATGAGTTTTAATAATAATTTGTATCCAGAATATAACACTAATAGCAATTCAGATGTATTCCCAAGCAAAGAAGCAGATTTCATTGGTTGGGTGTTATAAACCCAAAAAAGAAAACGTTAAGAAATTAAAAGTATATTTAAAAAAAATAGAAAATGAGTCTTAATTTTAGTCATATAAAAGCAGATACTTTTGATCAAGTCAATTTTGAATTGAAGATCAATGGAGTAGCAAAGAATCTTACAGGTGCAATTATACGGATGCAATTAAGAACAAATGCAAATGATGTTACACCAGCATTATCATTGACATCTGTTAGTGGTGCTGGAATTACAATCACATCACCTTCTACTGGATTATTTAAAATTAATGCTCAAATTATTGATATACCTGTTTTTGATTATCAATATGATATAGAAATAAAGTTTGCCGACAATACGGTTAAGACATACGTTCAAGGAATCTTTTCAATCACCCAAGAAATTACAAGATAATGGCAAACGATATTATAGGGATAGTTGTTACGGATAATTCGGACAATGTTCAAATTAATGCAACTCCAAATTTAGTTTCAATAAATGTTTCTAATACAAGTGGAAATATTATTGGATCAAATTATTATTTATCAAGTTCTTATGGAGCATTACCAGTAGTAGGTGATACAACAACTTTATATGTAACTAATGATACGAGTTTAATGTATCGTTGGAATGGATTATCTTATACACAAGTTAATTCAGTTACATCTTGGGGAACTATTGCAGGTACATTATCTAGTCAAACAGATTTACAATCTGCTTTAAATGCAAAAGCACCATTAGCATCACCTACTTTTACAGGAACGGTTAGTGGAATTACAAAGGCAATGGTTGGTCTTGGAAACGTTGATAATACTACGGATCTATTAAAACCAATTAGTACTGCGACACAAAGTGCTTTAAATTTAAAATATGATGCTTCTAATCCAAGTGGTTATACAAATAATACAGGAACTGTAACAAGTGTTGGAGGTACCGGTACAGTTAGTGGTTTAAGTTTAAGTGGATCTGTTACAACAAGTGGAAATCTTACATTAGGAGGTACATTATCATTAACTAGTGGTAATGTTACAACTGCTTTAGGATATACACCTTATAATGCAACTAATCCAAGTGGTTATATTAGTGGAATTACAAGTGGTAACGTAACTACTGCACTAGGATTTACACCTGAGAATGCTGCTAAAAAAGGAGTTGCTAATGGATATGCTTCTTTAGATGGAGGCGGATTAGTTCCTGCTTCTCAGCTACCTTCTTATGTAGATGATGTGTTGGAATACACTAACCTTGCTTCATTCCCTGCTACAGGAGAAACAGGTAAGATATACGTTGACTTAGCCACTAACAAGATTTATCGTTGGTCTGGAACTACTTATATTGAAGTTTCTCCTTCAGTTGGAACGATATGGGGAGGAATCACAGGAACATTATCTAATCAAACTGATTTACAGAATGCTTTAAATGCAAAGCAAGCAACTTTATCAGGTACAGGATTTGTAAAGTCAACGGCAGGAACAATATCTTACGATACAAATACTTATTTAACTACAAGTTCTGCAACAACAACTTATGTTCCCTATACAGGAGCATCTGGTAATGTTAACTTAGGAACAAATAACATAAGTGCCAATAATTTCTTAAATGCTTTTTCTAATATTACTGCTTCAGGAACCCAAGTAGTTTTAACAGTTGCTTCTGAACCCGAAATTGTAGTCAATGGAAGTGGAGGGCAAACAATTAAATTACCTGATGCAACAACATTAGCAAATGGGGCATCGTTCTTGTTTAATAACAACCAAAGTAGTGGTGCAATAACAGTCAATAACAATAGCAATACCTTAGTAGTATCTGTTCCTTCGGGTGGATATTGCGAAGTTATGTTAATTGATAATTCTACTGCGGCAGGAAGTTACGATAGGCATTTTCATGCACCTGCAAACGTATCTTGGAGTACTAATACTTTTGATTATGCAGGTAGTGTTACATCTGCCACTTGGAATGGAGTAACGGTTGCAACAAATAGAGGAGGAACAGGGCAGTCTACTTATACAGATGGGCAACTATTAATTGGCAATACAAGTGGTAACACCTTATCTAAAGCTACATTATCAGCAGGTACAGGAATTACAGTTACTAACGGCAACGGTTCTATTAGTATTGCAACAACAATTACCCAATATACAGATGCTTTAGCAAGGGCATCTTTAAGTTTTACGGCAGGAAGTGGTGCATATAATAGCACAACAGGAGTTATAACTATCCCAACTAATACATCACAACTTACTAATGGTGCAAACTATATAACGCTAACATCTTTATCTGCTACATCTCCAATTGTATATACCAATACTACAGGGGTTATATCTATTCCAGTAGCAACTACATCTGTTAACGGTTACCTATCATCTACTGATTGGACTACATTTAATAACAAGGCTAATGCTTTAAGTGGAACAACTAACGCAGTTGCTAAGTTTACATCATCTACTGCAATAGGTAATAGCAACATTACAGATACAGGTTCATTAGTTACTATTGCAAGTCCATTAACTCTTTCAGGGGCAGCAACAGGAACAGGCAACATATCTAATTATACAGTCACTGCATCTTCAGGTTCTGCAATATCAAAGAAGATTACATCTACATTAGTAGCATCTGCTAATAGCGATACATTAATAGGACTTGATATAGCTCCTACGTTTACTAATGGTAGTTTTACAGGAGTAAGTAATTATGCTGCAAGATTTAATAGTTCTATTCATCTATTAAATGGAGGGATAACAACAACAAATGGTGGATGGTTTGGATGGGGTATTGATAATACAACAAGATTTGTAGGTTCAGCTGCATTAGGTATTAATGCTTATGTTAATTCAGTTAAATATTTTCAATTATCTCCAACTACAGGCAACTTTATACTTGCAAATGGTGGAACATTTACAGATGCAGGATACAGATTAGATGTCGCAGGAACTACTCGTTTTCAAGGAACTACTGCAAGTGATACTGCTCCTTTAGGAAGTGAGTTAGCAGGGGTAACAGGAACAGGAACAAACTGGGCATTAGCAACATCAGCAACCAATTTAAACGTAGGTGGATATACTCATACAGTTGGTTCAACTGCTGCCTTAACAACATCTTTAGCAGCAGTAAATGGAACGTATTATCAAATTACATATACAATTACAGGAAGAACTGCTGGAAGTATTACGATTGCTTATGGAGGTACAAGTACAAATATAAATTCAAGTGGTTATACTGGTCCTTTAGCAAGTTCTACAGGAGTTTTAACTATAACACCTACCACAGATTTTGATGGTACATTAGTTCTTTCAATTAAGTCTATTGGTACAAGTTCAGCATCAAGTACTTTTGCTAATAGTGCAGGTACATCCAATATAGAGGTAAGAGCAAGTAGTACAACAAGCAATACATTTATAGGCTTAAATGCAGGAACAAGATATACAACAGGAGATGGAGGTACTGCAATTGGAACTCAAGCATTGCAAAATAATACTACAGGGCAATCTAATACTGCAGTAGGATATTTAGCAATGCAACTTAATACAACTGGAAATAATAATGCTGCTTTTGGATTATGGGCTTTACTAAATAATACAACAGGATATTCTAATTCAGCATTTGGACAAAGTGCTGGCTGGAAAAATACAACAGGAGTTAATAATACTTTTATTGGAAATGCTGCTGGACAACAAAATACAACTGCAAGTAGTAATACTTTTATTGGACAAAGTGCTGGACAAGCAAATACAACTGCAAGTAATAATTCATTTGTTGGAACAAGTGCAGGAACAAGCAATACAACTGGTTATCAAAATGTAGCCTTTGGACAAGGTGCATTACAAAGTAATACAACAGGATATTACAATGTTGCAATTGGACAAATTGCTCTTCAAAACAATTTAACTGGAGCAGGTAATATTGCAATAGGACAACAAGCTGGTAGATATATATCAGGAGGCTCAACTGCAAATACAATATCTAATAATTCAATTTATATTGGTACAAATACAAAAGCTTTAGCAGATAATCAAACTAATCAAATTGTAATAGGTGACGCAGTCACAGGTCTTGGCTCTAACACTACTGTACTTGGTAATAGTTCTACGGCTACAACTGCTATTTATGGTAACTTATTGTTAGGTTCTACGACAGATGCTGGGTATAAATTAGATGTGACAGGTACTGCTAGGGTGACAACATCTGCGTATTTTGCAACTGCAAGTGGTTCGGTGGGTATTGGTACTACTAGTCCTGTTGGAAAACTTGATATACAAGAAACAGCTACAAATACTTATGGAATAATATCTTTAAGAGGAAATAATCGTGGTTCAGAAATAGATTTTTACCAAAACTCAACTTTATGTAATACAATTTATTCAGATGGAACTACCAATAATTTAATATTTGCTACTGGTACAGGAATTACCGAACGTATGCGAATTACCTCTGCTGGCAACGTAGAAATAAAAAATCAATTAACATTAACATCATATTTTAATTTAATTGGAGGGTCTTCAAATGCTAATAGATATTCTTATATATATACAAGTGATACAACTTTGGGGATATATGCAGCAAGTGGTGGAGGGGAAGTTAAAGATTTAGAACTTCGTTCAAGTGGCTCGGCAACTGGTGGAAATATTACACTTAAAACAAATGGAAATACATTAATAGGTACATATACAGATAATGGATATAAACTTAATGTAAATGGACAACCAGGTGCTAACGGATATACTTTATGGACAAACTATTCTGATAAAAGATTAAAAGAAAATATTCAACCATTAGTTAATAATACTATTTTAGATAAGATTAACCTATTGAATCCTGTGACATTTAATTATAATGAAGCATCGGGATATGATAAAGAAACAAGAGCAAGAAAAGTATCAGGATTTATAGCACAAGAACTTAAAGAAATATTCCCTGAAATGGTGGGTACATTAAAACTTAATGATGAAGAATATTTTGATACTAATTTATCTAATTTAAGTTTGTATTTAGTCAAAGCTATCCAAGAACTATCAGCAGAAATAACAATTTTAAAAAACAAATAAAAGATGTTCACCTGCGGTTCACACCGCTTAACAAGTAAAGTTTATGAAATTAATCGAAGAAGTATCAATCTGGGACAATGGTTTTCAAAAAAAAGCAACTATCCTAAATGCTTATGTAGTCAACTTGATTCTAAATCAATCTGCAACTTTTTACTATGCATTAAATAGTGCAAACGAAGATGGTTCAATAGGCGAAACATTAACACAAGGCAATTTATCTATGACAGGTGAGGATTATACTCAATGGGTTATTGATAATGATGCTTGGAATTACATTGCTAAATCATTAAATCTTGTTATTGAAGGAGATTATATTGCACCTGATATGCAAAATTCTGAATTATCATAGTACATTTATAATAATTTTTTAATCTAAACAACAAAAAAATGAAAGTTGATTTAAATTTTGACCTATCCGAATTGGATGGAACACCAGCACAAGGTATTAATCTTGGTAAAATTATTGCAGGCGCATTAGTTCAACAAACTAAAGGAGATGCATTAAAGTTTTGGGATTGGGCAGTTGCTTTAAACAAAGGAGAAGCA